TTCAACTTACTTCTTATCCGTACCCCCAGAACGATATGAGAATGCTATCATCAATCTCAAAGAAGCAGGACTCCTCAACAACCCAGAACTCTCGCGTGTTGTTATTGAGAAACCCTTTGGGCACGATTATAAATCTGCTGATAATCTATCAACTGTGGTTGCTAGACATCTACGCGAGAAACAAGTCTATCGCATTGACCATTATCTTGGTAAAGATACTGTCAATAACATACTTGCTACTCGTTTCAGCAACATTCTTTTGGAACCACTTTGGAACCGCCAGTATGTAGAAGAAGTACAAATCTTTGCAACCGAAACATTTGGATGCGAAGGTCGTGCCCAGTATTATGAGACCGCTGGTGCTGTCAGGGATATGCTACAGAATCATATTCTCCAGGTTCTTGCATTGATTGCCATGGAACCACCGTCCCGAATGTCAGCAAAAGAAGTCAGAAGGGAGAAGACAAAAGTCCTTGCAGCAACTAAACTATCAGAGAACATTATTCTTGGACAATATCATGGCTACCGTGATGAAGAGGGCGTTGATCCTAACAGTGGTACTCCTACCTATTTTGCTGGGACTCTATTCGTCGATAACTGGCGTTGGGAAGGAGTTCCTTTTAATGTCATGACAGGAAAGAAACTCCCCTATCAATGTGTGGAGGTAGTTATCAAACTCAAAGCACCACCACTAAAGTTATATGAAGGAGAAATCAAAGACCGTATTGTCATGCGCTTACAACCTAATCCTCATCTCGATATCCGTATGGATATTAAGTCACCTGGGCTCAATGACGACTTGGAAGTGGCAACACTCACCCACGACTATCCCCAGGATAGAGCAGTAGATGGATATGAAAAACTTCTCTATGATGCCATCAATGGAGATCAATCTCATTTTGTTCATGCTGAAGAAGTCATGGAATCCTGGAGGATTGTAGACGACCTTCTTTGTACTGGTGATAGTTGTCCAATTCGCACTGCTCCTTATATCTACACTGGTGGGTGGGGTCCTACACATAAGACTGAAAGAATAACTAAATGGGATTATCCAGCATAATGGACAGAGACGAACGCAGAGAGTTTTACAAAGGTCTTAGAGAACGTATTCATCAACTTAGGATGGGTCATCTCTTTGAAGAACCATGCCCTATGTATGAACCCGAATGGGATGAGGACTTGTGGGATTGTAGACTAACGTATGATCAGGATGATAACGAATGATACACGTTCAATTATTTGTTAGACATGTTATGAATACCCCTTGGTGTCTTGGACTCATGGGGTTTCTTCTAGTATTTGTTCCTATTTTAGGTATATGGGCAATCCATAAATATAATTGGCAGCACTGGGAACCATTCACACGCCATGTATCGGGAGGAACATCTGCAGAAGAAGAGTGATGAATGTGCCCAACTTTGGAGGGAGTGGTTTCGCTTGAGAGAAAAAAAGCATTAGGGGCACCAGATGCTAGAAGAGACTGGTGCAAGTGTTGTGATGAATTCGGAACAATGGTGACAGAAGAAGTAAGAAATAATCCTAGATACAATAGATTAAAAAACTATTGGAATGAACCTCCTCCTCCGCCCCCTCAATGATGTCAATGATGTAACTTGGAGCATCATCATATCCCTCGTCATTCTTTTGGTGGGGGTTGGTTATTACATATATACTATAATGAAACTTGCATATAAGGAGTTAGAAGATGGGAGCCATGACACCCCCAAACAGGAAGAGTTGCTACAACTTCCGAGTGGTGGAGATCAACAGAGTTCTTGACGGAGACACCATTGATGTCACGATTGATCTCGGTTTTGACCTTTATAAAAAAGAAAGAGTTAGAGTTGCTGGTGTGGACACGCCAGAGAAAAGAACCCGTGACCTTGAGGAAAAGGAGTTAGGATATGACGCAACCAACTGGCTCAAAGAGAAACTGGAAGGAGCGGTGGCTGGTGATGATGATCTTGTTATCCGTACTGAACTTGTTGGCGGTGTCGGCAAATACGGGCGTCTTCTTGGTTGGCTTTATATTGGGGACGGAGACGTGTCACTCAACGAACAAATGATTGAAGAAGGTTATGCTTGGGCATATGATGGTGGCACCAAGCAGAAAGACTTTGAGGAACTTAGGGAAATTCGCAGACAACATGGAACTTTAGTATGAGTTTTTTATTTGTATTTGCATTTATTATGCTATTGACTATAACATTAGAATCAACTTGGTCTGTAAGGAATAGAAAATGACTGATGGTGTATATCTTGGTAATCCTAATCTAAAGAAAGCAAACGTTGCTATTCAATGGACTGAAGAGAACGTTGCAGAATTTATCAAATGTAAAGACGATCCAGTTTACTTTGCTAGAAACTATATTCAAATTGTTTCTCTTGACGAGGGTCTTGTCCCATTCAAGATGTATCCATTTCAGGAGAAACTAGTAAGAAACTTCCACGAAAATAGATTCAACATCTGTAAGATGCCACGACAGACTGGTAAGTCTACAACGTGTGTGTCTTACTTGCTACATTATCTAATTTTCAACGATAACGTAAACATTGGCATTCTTGCAAACAAAGCATCTACTGCGAGAGATCTCTTAGGGAGACTTCAACTTGCATATGAGAACCTCCCTAAATGGATGCAGCAGGGTATTGTAGTTTACAACAAAGGATCTATGGAACTAGAGAATGGTTCTAAGATTATTGCTGCATCTACGTCTGCATCTGCTGTTCGTGGTATGTCGTTCAATATTATTTTCTTGGACGAATTTGCGTTCATCCCAAACCATATTGCAGATCAGTTCTTCGCGTCTGTATATCCTACGATCTCCTCTGGTAAATCTACTAAGGTTATCATGGTTTCTACCCCCCATGGTATGAACCACTTTTATCGTTACTGGCATGATGCAGAGAGAGGTAAGAATGAATATGTAGCAACTGAAGTTCACTGGTCAGAAGTTCCTGGTAGGGATGCTGCATGGAAAGCACAGACTATTGCTAACACTTCTGAGCAGCAGTTCCGAGTTGAGTTTGAGTGTGAGTTCCTTGGATCTGTTGACACACTAATCAATCCATCGAAACTTAGAAGTTTGGTTTATGAAGATCCAATCAAGTCTAACAAAGGATTAGATATTTACAATAATCCTGAAAAAGATCATGACTATATTATGACTGTGGACGTTGCTAGAGGAGTCGGTATTGACTACTCAGCATTTGTAGTGTTTGACATTACAACGTTCCCTCATCAGGTTGTTGCGAAATACAGGAACAATGAAATCAAACCAATGCTGTTCCCAAGTGTCATTCATGACATGGCAAAGGCATACAACAATGCATATATCCTATGTGAGGTAAATGACATTGGAGATCAAGTTGCTTCTATTCTAAACTTTGATCTTGAGTATGAGAACGTTCTTATGTGTTCCATGCGTGGTAGAGCAGGACAGATTGTTGGACAAGGATTCTCAGGTAAGAAGACACAGTTGGGTGTCAAGATGTCAAAAGCAGTCAAGAAGGTTGGATGTTCAAACCTCAAGACAGTTATTGAAGATGATAAGTTACTCTTCAAGGACTATGAGATTATCAGTGAGTTGACCACATTCATTCAGAAACACCAATCCTTTGAGGCAGAAGAAGGATGTAATGATGACCTTGCTATGTGTCTGGTTATCTATGCTTGGTTGATTGCTCAAGACTATTTCAAAGAGATGACTGACCAGGATGTCAGGAAACGTCTCTATGATGAGCAGAAGAATCAGTTAGAACAAGACATGGCACCATTTGGATTTATCTCCGATGGACTGGAAGATACTAGTTTTGTTGATGCTAACGGTGACAGATGGCATACAGATGAATATGGTGATATGAGTTACATGTGGGACTACCAGTGAAGTGTTGAAAATTATAAATATTTTTAGATCATCTACACATGACACTCTTATCAGAGGAGACAAAAAATGGTATTAGCTAAGTTAGCATCTCCAGGGGTAGCCGTCCAGGAGAGGGATTTTACAAGAGGTGGAATTGATCCTTCATTCTTGAACTTCGGTGCGATCTGCGGAGTTTTTGAAAAGGGTCCTATCGACATCCCAACTCTGGTAACCACAGAGGCAGAATTTATCGAGATCTTCGGTACTCCAAACGACAATAACTTCGAGTACTGGTATTCAGTTTCAAACTTCCTGGAGTATGGTGGCGTATGCTACGTTGTCAGAATTCTTGATGCATCACAACTGAACGCAGTTACTGATTCACAATCAGGTGAACTGGTCAAGTCATTCGAGCACTGGGAAGATACAGTATCACAGGGAGCAGGTTCATATAAGTTTGTTGCAAGAACTGCAGGTACACTGGGTAACAGCCTGGGTGTTTCAGTTATTGACTATGGTGCAGATCAAAGACTGACACTGGACGCAGACACTTACACTTTCGCAAAAGGCGATGCTCTGGCATCACTGGTTGAAGTTGTAATGTCAGACGTAACTGGTCTGGCAGCAGCAGACGAACTGTATGTAGGTGCAACTAAAGTTGCTACCATCACTTCAGTTTCTACACAAACAAAAACTGTAAGAGCAAGACTGGAAGCAGGGGAATCAATCGCTGTTGGAGATTCTCTGTCAGACACTTCAGGTGGTGCAGCTGTTGGTTCAGCAACAGCAGTACAAGTATTCACTCTGTATGTTTACAACTGGAACACTGCAACTAAGGAACTGGACGTTATCTCTGATAACTTCCCTGCTTACAAGGTAGGTGTTAGTGACACGTTCCTCGATACTGCTGGTACTCCTGCAGTAGCAACAGTTGCTGGAATCGCTGATTGGTACGATCTCCAAGAAGTTTACTCAGGCAAAACATGGGGTTCAGTTGCAGGTAAGCCTGGTACTTCATCATATGGTCTTGACAAGTATGTCAAGTATGACGAAATGCACATTGCTGTCTATGACGTAGACGGTAAGATCACTGGTACTTCAGGAACAATTCTTGAAACTTTCCTGAACGTTTCTAAGATCTCTGGTGCTAAGACTCCACAAGGTGGTACAAACTACTTCCTCGATGTAGTTCAAGCAAACTCTGGATATGTATATCCTAAGAGCACAACTTACACTGTTACAGACATCTCTGGTCTGATTGCAACTCCTGGTACAGGTACAGACACCAATGGTCAAATTGGTTCTTCTGACTTCGGTACTGCTGGAGCAGTTCTCAGATATGATCTGATTGGTACAGAGTCTCTGACATTTGCAAACGGTGCTGACGATCAGTCACCTACAGTTGGTGAACTGCTGACTGCATATGAGCAACTGGAAGATACAGAAGCAATTGACATTGACTTCATCATCCAAGGTCCTGGTGGCGGCACCAGACTCGATGCAATCACTCATGCTAAAAAGATCATTTCTATCTGCGAAGCAAGAAAAGATTGCATGGGATTCATTTCACCATTCAGAGGTGCTGTCGTAGGAGTTCCTTCAGCAGCTACTCAAGTTACCAACGTTGTTGATTTCTTCAACCAACTCGGAAGCAGCTCCTATGTTGTATTCGACAGCGGTTACAAGTACATGTATGACCGTTTCAATGACAAGTATCGTTACGTTCCTCTGAACGCTGACATTGCTGGTCTGCTGGTCAACACTGCAACAGTCGCTGATCCTTGGTACTCACCTGCTGGTCTGAACAGAGGTAATATCCGCAACGCTGTCAAACTTGCATTCAATCCAAGAAAGGGTCATAGAGATACTCTTTATACCAACAGAATCAACCCAGTCGCTGCTTTCCCTGGCGAAGGCACCGTACTCTTCGGAGACAAGACTGGTCTTTCCGTTAGAAGCGCATTCGATAGAATCAACGTTCGTAAACTGTTCCTTGTTCTTGAGAAGGCAATCTCCAGAGCAGCAAGAGCTCAACTGTTTGAATTCAACGATGTTGTAACCAGAACTCTGTTTACTCAAATTGTTGAACCTTTCCTCCGTGATGTTCAATCAAGAAGAGGTCTTACTGATTATCTGGTAGTTTGCGACGAGACTAACAACACTCCAGCTGTTATCGACGCAAACGAGTTTAGAGCAGACATCTACCTCAAGCCTGCTCGTTCGATTAACTTCATCACCCTGACATTCGTTGCTACTCGCACTGGTGTCAGCTTCAGTGAAGTCGTTGCTGCAAACAGAGGTTGATCCGATCCATTTATCGATAAAAAAATAACGGAGTAAAACAATGGCAGAATTTACAACTGGAGCGGCTAACGTCAACATCAGCGCCTTCAAACAGAGGTTGTCTGGTGGTGGCGCTCGCCCTAACTTATTCGAAGTGGTACTTTCACTTCCTTCAGGTCTCACCTTTGATGACGCCTCTGGTGTTCAGGGTGATGCAAGATTCCTTTGCAAGGCAGCGGCGCTGCCTGCTTCCAACCTTGGTGTTGTAGAAGTTCCTTATCGCGGTCGTCAGTTGAAAGTCGCTGGTGACAGAACATTTGATACATGGACTGTTACTGTCGTCAACGATACTGACTTCAAGATCCGTTCAGCAATGGAAGCTTGGACAAACCAGATCAACAACAACTACACCAATATTGGTGTCCAGGATCCATCAACATATCAGGTTGATGCATATGTTGGTCAACTTGATAGGGCAGAAAATCTGCTGAGAACTTATAAGTTCTTCGGCATCTTCCCAACCAATGTTTCACAGATTGACCTGGCATTCGACAACAACGATACTGTCGAAGAGTTTACCGTTGAATTCCAAGTTCAGTGGTGGCAAGCACAGGCAGGTTCTGAAGGTGGTGAAACCATCGGTGGAGCGAACTTCTGATACCTGACTAAATAGGTATAGTATTCGACTCACATATTTTTTGAAATGCCTGAATTGTTTGGATATTCAATCAAAAGAGCGGAGCAGGAGAAAGGAAGTAAAAAATCCATTTCTCCTGTGCCGCCAAATGAAGATGACGGCGTAGTATCCATAGCTGCTGGAGGGCACTATGGGTACTTTGTCGATTTAGAAGGTGGTGGGAAAAACGAACAGGAACTTTTGAGACGTTATCGTGAGATGGCACTTCACCCTGAGGTGGATGGTGCTATCGAAGATATTATCAATGAAGCAATTGTAAGCGATCTGTATGATAGTCCAGTACAGATTGAACTTTCAAATCTGGACGCAAGTAGTAAAGTAAAGAAACTCATCAGAGAAGAGTTTGAGTACATCAAAAAACTCCTCAACTTTGATAAGAAAGCACATGAAATCTTCCGCCGTTGGTACGTTGATGGAAGACTATATTATCATAAAATGATCGACTTTGAAGATCCTTCCAAAGGAATTACGGAGATCAGATATGTCGATCCTCAGAAAATTAGATTAGTAAAAGAAATACAAAAAGGAAATGATCAAAAGAACAATGATCTTTCCGCTAAGTATGATTATGGAAATGTACTTGAGTATTACATCTATAATCCAAAGGGTCTAAAGCAGAACCCAATGAAGTCTGCTACTGCACCAACTGGTGGTGGTATCAAAATTGCAAAAGATGCAATCACCTTTGTGCAGTCTGGTCTTCTTGATGCGAACAAGGGTATGGTTCTTTCATACCTCCATAAAGCAATCAAAGCACTCAATCAACTTCGTATGATTGAAGACTCTCTGGTCATCTATCGTTTGTCACGCGCACCAGAACGTCGCATTTTCTATATTGATGTTGGTAATCTTCCAAAGGTAAAAGCAGAACAATACCTCAGAGAGGTAATGGGACGTTACCGTAACAAACTTGTTTATGATGCAAGCACGGGTGAAATCAAGGACGACAAGAAACATATGTCGATGCTTGAAGACTTCTGGTTGCCACGTAGAGAAGGTGGTCGCGGAACAGAAATTTCTACACTGCCTGGTGGACAAAACCTTGGCGAACTGACTGACGTTGAATACTTCAAAAAGAAATTATATCGTGCCCTCAATGTTCCCATTTCAAGAATGGAAGCAGAGGGTGGATTCAACCTTGGTCGTTCCTCAGAAATTCTGAGGGATGAAATCAAGTTCACAAAGTTTGTCGGTAGACTCCGCAAGAAGTTTAGCGAAATCTTTATTGACATGCTGAAGACGCAATTGATTCTGAAAGGAATTACTAGCGTTGAGGAGTGGGAAGATATGAAGGAGTACATTCAGTTCGACTTTATTTACGACAACCACTTCTCAGAACTCAAAGAATCCGAGCTCCTGCAAGAGAGAATCAACTTGGCATCTGCTGCAGATCCATACGTTGGCAAATACTTCTCTGTCGAGTATGTCCGCTCTAAGATTCTTCATCAAACTGATGCGGAAATGGATGAGATGGACGACCAAATTGAGAAGGAGAAAGAGGCAGGAATCATCCCACCTTCTGAGGAGGAGATGATGGCAATGCAGCAAGGCGGAGAAGGTGGAGCGTTAGGTGACGTTCCTATGGATCCAGAGGCAGATGGTTCCGCAACTGAACCACCAGAAGGGCAGGGACTTATATAAATAATACTATTGGATTTCACTTAGATTGATATGGAAACTACAGTAATTGATGCAATTATTTCACAGAACAATGCATCAGCGGTTGAGCGCATGAAAGATATGCTTTCTGATAAAGCACTCGAAATCATCGATGCCAAAAGACAAGCAATCTCTCAGCAAATGTTTGGCGATGCTATTGGAGCAGAACCAGTAGAACCTGAAGAAACAGAAGTAGATACTGAAGCGGAAGCAGAAGTAGATACTGATGTTGAGGCGTCATTAGACAATACCCAAGAACCCGAAGAGGAACAAGATGAAACTGATCACGGAACTGACTGAGGAGGTAGAAGTTATCACTGAAGAAAGTAATGGTAAAAAATCCCATTACATTCAAGGTGTTTTTCTGCAGTCCGATATCACGAACAGAAATGGGAGAATGTATCCCTATCAAGTTCTTGATAGAGAAGTAAAAAATTATAACGAGAAGTATATCAATACCAATCGTGCGTTAGGAGAACTCGGTCACCCCGATGGTCCTACCGTAAATCTCGATCGTGTTTCTCACAGAATTACTAGTCTTACTGCTGAAGGTAAAAACTTTATTGGTAAAGCAAAACTTCTGGACACCCCAATGGGCAATATCGCAAAGAACTTGCTCGATGAAGGTGTAAAGCTCGGAGTCTCTTCAAGAGGCATGGGTACGCTCAAGCGTGAAAATGGATACAATGTAGTTGGTGAAGACTTTATGCTTGCTACCGCAGCGGATATCGTTTCCGATCCTTCCGCTCCTGATGCTTTCGTTGAAGGTATCATGGAAGGGAAAGAATGGGTCTGGGAAGGTGGTCTTCTCAGAGAAAGAGAAATCGCGGAACTGAAGCATGAAATCGATCATGCAACTCTGATCAACCTCCAAGAACGCAAAGTGAAAGCGTTTGAAAGGTTTATCAGAGGTCTTTAATTTTATAAATAAATATAGAAATTACCATATTTTTGCCTAAACAAGGAGTATCAAAAATGTCTGAACAGGTCATTGACAATCAATTACAAGAAATGGAAGCACCTAAACAGGTAAAGGACAAGGTTAATGCATCTGCAAAACCTGCTGACGCCATGCAAAAAATGGCTGACCCTGGCACCCAACTCGGTGGTATCCAAGATCTTGGTGGTCCAACACCACAAAACTACAAGTCTACAGATGACTCTTCAAAACTGAAGAGTGCAGGCGGTTCACAGTCTAAGACTGCTGTAAACGCTAAAGGGGGTAAAGCAGAAGCAATGCCATCCGCTAACAAGAAAGGAATGTCATATGAGAACGTTGACTTCTCAGACGACGTTGATGCTCTTGTAGGAACTGAAGAACTCTCCGAGGACTTCAGAAAGAAGGCAAAGACAATCTTTGAAGCAGCACTCGTTAGCAAAGTAAATGCTATCCAGGAAGAACTGGAAGAGCATTACGCTGCTAAGTTTGAAGAAGAGCTTGCTGAAGCAAAGGCAGAACTGCAAGAGAAAGTTGAAGCTACTCTGCAGTATGCTGCTGAAGAATGGGCAGAGGAAAATACTCTGGCTATCGAATCTGGCATCAAGTCAGAGATCTCTGAGTCCTTCATGGAAGGTCTCAAGGGACTTTTTGAAGAACATTATGTAACTGTACCTGAAGATAAATATGATGCATTCGATACTATGGTAGAAAAACTTGATGAAATGGAGCAAAAGCTCAACGAACAGATTGAAAGAAATATTCATCTGAATCAGGAGATCGGTACATTTGTAAAAGAGTCAATCATCAATGATGTTGCTCGCGGTCTTACTGAAACCCAGAAGGATAAGTTCTCTTCAATCGTAGAGGGCGTTGGGTTTGAGAGTGAAGAAACCTACCGTGGAAAGATTGAGACTCTGAAAGAATCATATTTCAAATCAGAATCTCCAATCGCACAATCTGATGAGCAGGAAGTATTAGCAGAAGAAGTTGAGCAAGTTTCTTCAAGCATGGACGCATATCTTCGCGCAGTTTCCCGCTTCAAGTAATCATTTTTACTAAATAATAACAAGTTCACTCACAAATCGCAACAAACTTTTAAGGAGTAAAGATCAATGTTCAAATCAGAACACCTTCAAGAGAAGTGGGCTCCACTCCTCAAGCATGAAGAACTTCCCGAAATCAAAGATTCATACAGAAGAAATGTAACAGCAGTTCTTCTGGAGAACCAAGAGAAATTCCTCCGTGAGTCACAAATGCTCACCGAGGCACCTACTAACGTAACCGATCCTACAGGCGCAGTTAGAACATTTGACCCCGTGCTGATCTCACTGATCCGCCGCTCAATGCCTAACCTGATCGCTTATGATATTGCTAGCGTTCAGCCAATGTCAGGTCCTACGGGTCTGATCTTCGCAATGCGCTCACGCTACAACACCCCATCTGGCGCAGAGGCACTGTTCAATGAGCCTAACGCTGGTTTCTCTGGTGGTGGTACTTCAGGTTACGATCCTACTGCAACATCTTCAGCAAACAATGATGCAGAAGGTTCAAACCCAGGTCTCCTGAATGACACAGGCACCTATGAGCTGACCGATGATGCTCTGGGCATGACCACCTCCGAGTCTGAAGCACTGGGCGATGGTTCTGGCACCAACTTCCGCGAGATGGCATTCTCGATCGAGAAGGTTGCTGTTACCGCTCGTTCACGCGCTCTGAAAGCTGAGTACTCACTGGAACTGGCTCAGGACCTCCGTGCTATCCATGGTCTGGATGCAGAGGCTGAGTTGGCAAACATTCTGTCAACTGAAATCCTGGCAGAAATCAACCGTGAGGTTATCCGCTCAGTATACATCACCGCTAGAACTGGTGCTCAGAACAACGTTGCCTCTACTGGCATCTTTGATCTGGACCTGGATTCAAACGGTCGTTGGTCTGTTGAGAAGTTCAAGGGTCTGCTGTTCCAAGTCGAGCGCGAAGCAAACGCTATCGCCCAAGAGACTCGTAGAGGAAAGGGCAACATCATCGTCTGCTCTGCTGACGTTGCATCTGCTCTGACCATGGCAGGCGTTCTGGACTACACCCCAGCACTCAACGCTAACCTGAATGTTGATGACACTGGCAGCACCTTCGCTGGCACCATCAACGGTAAGTTCAAGGTCTACATCGACCCATATTCCTCCAACGTTTCCAACGATCAGTACTTCGTCGTTGGTTATAAGGGCTCCAATCCTTATGACGCTGGTCTGTTCTATTGCCCATATGTACCTCTGCAGATGGTACGTGCAGTTGGCGAAGACACCTTCCAGCCCAAGATTGGCTTCAAGACTCGCTACGGTATGCAAGCAAACCCATTCAGCACTGGCGCTGTCAATGACGGCACTCAGCCAACTGCTGGTATCGGCGCTGCAAACGCAAACCGTTACTACAGAAGAGTCCTTGTACGCAACCTCATGTGATCCTGTGCTATAATACAGGTTCCGTGTGAAGGAAGTCTCCGAGGGTCCGAAAGGACCCTCTTTTTTTATGTCTAAATAATTTCAGCACTTTATGATTTTTTGTTATGGACTACAAACCATATTCACAAGAGTGGCATAGAAAAAGATATTTGAAGGAAGCAATCGATAAGTACTTGGACGATTATGTTGACCCTACTATAATCATGGACGATCTTCGTGACGTACTTCACGCTCGCTCAGAATTAGCGTATAAAGAATTCAATCGGATCAATCAATTAGAGCACTATCTCTCGGACGAATAATATGCTGTCAACTCAATATAGACTAAGATTAGAGTTTATTTGTAAAAAGATCGCTAACAAAGAAGAAGTCAAACTTGAGGACATGATATGGGCAGAAAAAATTGCTAAGAGATATACAACTGCTAGAGACTGGTTGAATAAAGCACGTCGTCAGGCTGCTCAAGATATTGAGGAGGGCAGCATGGATGATTTTATGAATAAGATGGGTCTTGGGGACCCCGATCCATCTAATTACAAGTCGGGGTTCTCTGGAGCGGATGAAATTGTAGATTGGTTCAAGCAAGACAAACCAGACGACTGGAGACAGAGGGACTAAATATTATATAACAGGAGGTGAGAATGTCCAACGTAACCACACCAATTACAAACAGAAATTTTTTATCGCCAGGTGGTTTTGATCTTGTTATCGAAGAAGCACCAAAGGTACAGTTTTTCTGCCAGACAGCAAACATTCCAGCGATCTCAATGATTGCTGCAGAACAACCAACCAGACTTAGGAACTTACCAGTTCCTGGTGATGAACTTTACTATCAAGATCTTGAAGTAAATTTCTTGGTAGATGAGGACATGGGAAACTACTTAGAAATTCATGACTGGATGAGAGGTCTAGGATTTCCTAAGTATGGTGGCGAATATGACTTTGATCAGAGAGGTCTTGATCAAAAGTATGACACAAACGATATTGTTTCCAACAGAATAAAATATGCAAGTAGAGAAAAATATGAAAGATCTGATATTACTTTGATTGTTCTCAACAGCAGTTATAACCGAGTAAAAACAGTAAACTTCAAAGACTGTTTCCCAGTATCACTTTCTACATTGAAATTTGATTCTCAGCAATCTGATGTAGAATATCTAAATGCCTCAGTGGCATTCAAATACACTTACTTTGACTTTGCATGATTGATCTTGAATCTTTACAAACCAAGTGGGAGAAAGACTCTCAGTTGGGTGATGAACTTAGTGATGAATCTAAAAAAATCCCTTCACTACATTCAAAATATTTCAAAATTTATAATGAGATCTGTTTACTAAAAAGAAAATCAGAGTCTGATCTGAAAGTTCTTAGGAGACATAGATGGGAATATTATACAGGAAAAGCAGATCCAGAAGTATATGAGTCAGAACCTTTTGACTTCAAAGTTCTAAAACAAGACATCGATAGATATCTGGATAGTGATCCAAAGATACAAAAACTACAACTAAAGATTGACTATTACGAACAACTTGTGCTGTTCTTAGAATCTATCCTGAAACAAATCAGTGACAGGCAATGGCAAATCAGGAACGCAATTGAGTTTCAAAAACTAACATTAGGATACGGATGATATGAGCGACTTAGTGATCTCGAAGAAAAATGAAGTATATCTGAAAATAGAATGCGAACCACATATCAAATACGAACTATCAGATCAATTTACATTTGATGTTCCTGAAGCAGCTTTCATGCCATCCTATAGAAGTAAACACTGGGATGGCAAGATACGTTTATTCTCACCACACACAGGAGAAATCTATTGCGGACTCCTTGATAGACTAATTACATGGTGTGGGGAACATGAATATAAGATGAAATTTGAACCCAACAAATACTATGGTGATGTGTTGGAATCAAATCCTATGGTGACTATGGAAGGAGTCAAGTCCTTCATGACATCTATTACTTCATTCAAACCTAGAGACTATCAGGTCAAAGCAGTATATCAAGCACTCAAAAATAATCGTAAACTAATTATCTCACCAACAGCATCAGGTAAGTCAATGATGATTTACTCTGTAGTTAGATATCACGTTGCTAAAGGAGAAAGGATTCTTATCATTGTTCCCACTACATCTCTTGTAGAGCAGATGTATAAAGATTTTATTGACTATGGTTGGGACGCTGAATCGCACTGTCATAAAATTTATGCAGGATATGAAAAATTATCTGACAAGGATGTAACTATTACAACTTGGCAATCTATTTACAAGATGCCAAAGAAATATTTTGATGAGTTTACTACAGTGATTGGTGATGAAGCACACCAGTTCAAAGCAAAGTCACTGACTGGTATCATGACTAAATGTCATAATGCAAAGTATAGGATTGGTTTTACTGGAACTCTGGATGGAACCAAGACACATAAATGGGTACTGGAAGGTTTGTTTGGTCCAGCAGATAAAATTGTCAATACAGAAGAACTCATTGATCAGGGATATCTTTCTAAGTTTGAGATCAAAGTATTGATCTTGAAGCATGAGTATCAGAAATTTGAGACTTATGAAGATGAAATTCAATTCCTTATCAACAATGATCGTAGAAACAAATTCATTAGTAATTTAGCATTAGATCTGAAGGGCAATACTTTGATTCTTTATAGTCGGGTTTCTACCCATGGTCAGGTTATCTATGATCTCCTAAATAGTAGTAAGACTCAGGACAGAAAAGTATTTTTTATACATGGTGGAGTGAATACTGACGAGAGAGAGGATGTGAGAAAAATCACAGAGTCTGAAAACAATGCAATCATTGTAGCATCTTACGGTACTTTCTCCACTGGAATCAATATCAAAAACCTTCACAATGTAATCTTTTCTAGTCCATCTAAATCTAGGATTAGAAATCTTCAATCGATTGGTAGAGTTCTTAGAAAAGGTCAGGCAAAAAATCTTGCAACTTTGTATGATGTGTCTGATGATGTTACCAATAACAATGGTAGAAAGAACTATACATTGAATCATCTCGTTGAGAGAATAAAAATATATAATGAAGAAAATTTTGATTATCAAATTATAAACATCGATTTCAGATAACAAATGGGAGACGATTTTCACGCAGCAATCAAATTAGTATCAGGAGAAGAACTTCTTGCTCAGGTAATGTGGATTCCTGAAGATGATATTCTCTTGGTATCTAATGCGATTACTATCAAAGAAGATACTATCAACCCACAACCAGGAGTATTTGCAAACATTGTTATTCCTAATATGTGGATGAAATTCTCTGGTGAAGATTGTTTTGTTATTGAAAAACATAATATTCTTACTATTACTGAACTCAGTGAAGGCGCAGTAGAGTTCTATGAAGAATGTTTTGAAAAAGCATATGCATCTCAGAGATCAATTATCTCTACAAATAAAGTCAACCCTGAAAAGAACGTTGGATATATTTCTACGATAGATGATGCTAGAGATTCTTTAGAGAAGTTATTCAATAAAGACTCTAAGTAATAAAGCTATATTGCTTTTGAACCTCCACAAGGTTATTGTACACTGATTCTAGGGTGTTGTCAAGCCTGGGTTTCTGTGTTATGATGTACACATGAAAACGGATACCTCTCCATGGCTGCAAAACCAGAACATTATGTAAACAACAAACAATTCTTAGAAGCACTGATTGTTTATCGGTCGAAGGTGGCGTATGCTAAAGAGAACGACCTACCTAAACCAAGAATTACTAATTATATTGGCGAATGTTTTTTGAAGATCGCTAATCATTTATCATATCGACCTAACTTTGTCAACTACATGTTCAAGGACGATATGATCTGTGATGGGGTGGAGAACTGTGTCCAGTATGTAGATAATTTCGACCCAAATAAATCTAATAATCCGTTTGCTTACTTCACTCAGATTATATACTACGCATTTCTTAGACGAATCCAAAGAGAAAAGAAGCAGTTGGAGATCAAAAACAAAATTATTGAGAGGTCTGGTTTTGATCAGGTGTTCACTGCAGACTCAAACGATGTAGGATATGATATCTCAGATATGAATACAATCAAAGAAAATGTTGAAGTGAGGATGAACCGATGACCGAACAAACAGAAACAAAAAGAAAAGCAAAACTGTCTGATTCTTTTGGTGGTACAGTAGAGAAAGATATTCCAGAAGATGCGGAGTGGATTGATGATGCTTTCTATATCAAAAAGACTCGCTTTGGACTCTTCACTTCTATCCTAAAAGAT